CCGTACCGAACAGACCAAGGAACACATCCAGTGCGCTCTTTAATGCGGTAAGAGTCGTAGAGAATACAGACTTCACGCCATCCCAGATACTGGAGAAGATGCCCTTTGCCGCTTCCCATGCACCGCTCCAGTTGCCGGAGAACACATTGGAAAAGACATCGAACAGACCCAGTAAGGTATCCAGAACAACGCCAAGGATGGTCGAAATATTCTGGAATGCTCCCTCAAACAGCGGTGCAAGCACCTGACAGAAGCCATCCCATACTGCTTTCAGTACCTCAGTGACATCCTTAAAATCAAAGCCCAGCCCGTTGATCCGCTGTGTCAGTTGGTCGCAGAAGCCTTTCACCTTGGAAACGATGTCGTTCCAGATACCGGTAATGGCAGCACGGAACTCCTCGTTGGTGTTCCAGAGGTTCATGAACGCCGCCACCAGTGTGCCGATGACCGCCACCACTGCTACGACCGGCCCGGACAGACCACCCAGAACCACACCCAGCTTGCTGAACACACCGCTGGCACTGCCCACATGGGTGATGAGAAGCCGGACACCCTTTGCAAGAGAACTGAACCCCCGCATCGCTGTGCCGACGGTCGATATGGTCTTGCCCAGCACAATGAGCAGCGGACCGATGGATGCTGCCAGAAGTCCGATTTTGATGATCGTTTCCCTGGTACTTTCATCCATGCTGTTCAGTTTATCCACGAACTGCTGCACGGCTGATACGATCTTGCGGATGGTCGGCATCAGGATATCACCAAAAGAAATAGCCAGCTCCTCCAGCTGAGATTTCAGGATGGTGAGCTGACCATTTAAGTTGTCCTGCATGGTCTCTGCCATGCTCTCGGATGCGCCATCGCAGTTTTCAATGGCTCCACGCAGTTTGTTGATGTCCGTCTCGCTGGAATTCATCAGGGCAAGGAAGCCGGACATGGCATTCTTGCCGACCAGTGCCTCTGCGTTGGCAGCTTTCTCAGATTCCGACAACCCGGAGAATGCCACACGGCAGTCCGCAAGGATGTCGTTCAGGCTTCTCATGCTGCCATCTGCGTTGCTGGTCGCAATCGTGACCTCACCGATGTTCTTGCCCACAAAGGTCACTTCACCGGAAAGGTTGTTCATGATGGTACGAAGGGAAGTACCAGCCTGAGAAGCCTTGATACCACTGTTTGCCATCAGACCGATGGCTTCTGCGGTATCCTCTGCCGAGAACCCAAGCGCACCGGCGATAGGCGCACAGTACTTGAACGTCTCGCCCATCATGCTGACATTGGTGTTCGCATTGGAGGAAGCGGCTGCAAGGATATCTGCAAAATGCCCGGAATCCGCCGCAGACAAACCGAAAGCGGTAAGGGCATCGGTGACGATATCCGAAGTCGTAGCGAGGTCTTCACCGGATGCCGCCGCGAGGTTCATGATACCTTCGATACCATTCAGCATGTCCCCCGTTTTCCATCCGGCCATGGCCATGTACTCCATCGCCGAGGCCGCCTCGGATGCGGAGAACTTTGTCTTTGCACCCATTTCACGGGCTTTTGCACGAAGCTGGTCAAAGTCATCCCCTGTTGCACCGGAAATGGCAGAAACCTTGCTCATCTCAGAATCGAAGTCGGCTGCGGTCTTCACTGCGGCAGTGCCAAGACCCGTTACAGCGGCAGTCACCGGCAGGAACTTCTTACCGACATTCTCCACAGAAGATCCAATGTTCTGGAGCTTTTCTCCGGCTTCATCAATCTTGGCAAGCGTCGCATTGGTAGTAGCCGCCTGGTCCTGTAATGACCGCAGATTCTGTTCGGTTTCCACGATCTCGCGCTGGAGAGCATCGTACTGCTGCTGGGTGATCTCACCATTTGCAAGCTGCTCATTCGCCTGCTGTGCCGCAGTCTTCAGAGTTGCCAGCTTTTCCTTGGTTGCTTGAATGGCATCCTTCAGCATCTTCTGCTTCTGGACGACCAGTTCTGTATTCGAGGGATCCAGTTTCAGGAGTTTGTTGACATCCTTCAGTCCGGACTGCGTCCCCTTGATTGACTTGTTTACACCTTCCAGTGCTTTGGAGAGCTTTGTGGTATCGCCGCCGATCTCAACGGTGATGCCCTGGATTCTGGATGCCATTTGCGTAACCACCTCCTTGTGGGCATGAAAAAAGCCCATCTGCACGGGACAGACAGGCTAAAAATGGGTATAAAAATACCCCGTCAGATTTCTCCAACGGGGTTGCTACCGATTATTGAATTTTACTCCATAAGAGCATTGTGCTCTCCATAATATCCTCATAGCTGATATCAGCAGCATACGGATATTTCTTCTGGTAGGACTTCCAAAGTGTATGTAACTGTGCGTCATCACTGACGGCAGCCATAATTTTGGGTGCTTCCTCTTTCAGATTTTCGGTGCTTCTTTTCTTACAGGTTGCCTCAAATGCCTTTTTCAGCACATCAGCATCTATGTCCTGCTCGTAAATAGAAAGCAGGGTCTTGATGTCATAGAAGTCTCTCATTCGGGTATTCAAAAGACCTCTTGCAAGGACCGTCTGAAGTTTTTCTGCCAGAATTGTTTCCAAATTATATGACCAAAGGCTGATGGAACGGTCATCCAAGAGCAATTTATAATTATACTCGATAGCTCTCGGCGTAATAACATCTCCTGTAGAAATATCAATTTTCATAGGTGTCACAAGTTTTCCCATCACGGCATTCATGGTAAAACGAATACCCGGATACTCCATCTCATCCATGATATTGGAAACTTCCTTAACCTCAAAGGTCACTCCATCGCCAAGATCGATGTCCTTGATTTCATCCACAATCCGTCTGGCATCTTCTGCCGACAGATTCTGATTTTTTATGCTCGTATCGATATCCATCGTAGACCGCAATGCTACGCCAACCATTGCTGTCACCAGCATCCCGCCTTTGATGATAAAATTATCTTTGTACTGCGAACTGGCAACTCTCTCAAGGAAACGCTCCATCATATAGATCCGCATGAGCGTTCTGGCATCTGCCTTGTTTTCCTTTGCCACATTCTTAATTCTTCCCTTAACCTGTTCTGGTGTCAGCTGCATTTTACAATAATACCCCCATATATCTGCGGATCACATTATCAACCCGAAACAGCTTTGCATATTCCATGAGTCGATTTAGGTCCTTGTCTCTTCTGGAAACATATGTCTTCAGAACGGAATTGAAATCCTGTGCTTCAATACTGCTCCGGCTTCTCATCAGATCACAAATCGTTCGTTCCAAGTCATACATTGGAATCATGTTCCCATCGTTGTCTTTCACAATGATCTTTCCGACATCCAGTAATTCCCGTTTTACCGTATATACTTTACAACTTCCATCCGCTATAAGCCGATGTGCATTGTAACCGCTGTATATGGTAAGTGTGTGGACAAACGGTTCTCTGTCTGTCAGACCATGATAATAAAAAGCCTCGTCATGTGAAAAAACAGCATTCGGGCATCTCTTATGAAGCACATACAACTCATCGACCCAATCCGCTCCCGTAGAATAAACACCACGGCTGACCGGCTCCAATCCGTTTTCTCGAACATATTTGTAAAACTTAAATTTTGAAATTCCAGATTTTCCCGCAATTCTCGGCGTAAGGTAATCATGATTTTGAACTAATCTTGTCATCTCATTCATAGAATCACCATCCTTCCGTGCTTATATTGTAATCGAAATAAGCACGGTAGTCAAGCAAAATCAAACGGGCGTGCTTATTTCATGTTTAATATATGCACGCTCGTCGAGTTTTATTCTGTCAAAATTTGTCAAAATCACTTTGCGAAGCCAGCTCTTTGTACGGATAGTCGTCGTTCTGCCGTTCCGTGAACATATCATTGACCAACCCGATGGTCAGCAGGTCGAGATCGGCGATGCTGATACCGAGCTGCACACAGCGCAGCAGAAAGAGCGGGGTGGTCATTTCCCGCTCACTTTTGCGAGGTTTTTTCTGGATTCTACCTCGGTCTGCACATTCAGACCCCACAGTTCGATCAGCTGGGGCAGGATCTGATAAATAGAGAAGGTGTTGAACTGGTCCAGGAACTCCTCCGGGCTGTCCGGCACCTTTGCCGGGTCTGCATGACGGGCCATCAGCCATGCCAAGTCCTCAAACATCTCCAAACTGAACAGGTCGAGGTTGGAATTGTCCTCATCATTCTCCCCCACGCTCTTTTCCAACTGGCGCAGGTCTTTGTAGATGTCACGACCGAACTTGATGCGGTACAGGCGAGGCACAGCGGCACTTGCCTTAAAGGTGACTTCCTTGCCATCGATCTCGATTTTCTTTGTAACTGCCATAATCGTAATCCTCCATAAATTTCATGTAAAATTGGCAGAGCCGAAGCCCTGCCGTATATCGTGTTTCTTACTCTGCCGGGTCAATGCTGACCAGTGCATTACCGCCACTCACAGTGGGCAACTTGCCATCCCACTTCTGGATCTTCTGGTAATCGATCAGCGTATCGGACAGACTTTCTGCCAGTTTGCGGTTTGCCTCTGCCTGTGCGTCTGCGGCAATGGAAGTCTTCTGGGCTTCCGCCTCTGCATTGGTGATCGCCACCTGCTTATCCGCTTCTGCCTTGGCAATGGCGGCTTCATTCTCGATCTTCTGCTTATCTGCATTCTGCTGTGCAATGGACTTCTGCTGGATGGCTTCGTTATAGGCATCCTCGAAATTCATGTCGTTGATGACCACCTTGTTTACGAATACAACGTCCTCACCGTATTTCTGCACAAGGGACTCTGCCAGCTTTTGCTGTGCCAGAGGCTCGATCTTGGTACGGTTGGTTACCTCATTGGGACCAAGTTCTGCCATCGCAGACTTGATTGCCGATGCCACCAGTTCGTCACCGACCAGATTCTTGATGTCGGACACATTCGCATACAGCCATGCACTCTTCTCAGGAAGCACCTGATAGGTCACGATCACATCAGCCGCATACACAGGAGTCTTGTCGGAGGCTTCGCCCCAGACCTGCGCCTCGATGTGTTTATCCTGCTGCTTGTTGTTGACCTTGTGGATACTCTGCACAAAGGGAATGCAGAAGTTGAGCTTGCCACTCTGAATGGTAGTTTTCTGAATCTGACCGAAGCTGGTCTTCACGCCCGTGTAACCGGTGGGGATGATGTGGAACGAGCAGACAGCCAGCACCAGAACGATGATCACTGCGAACAAAGGAAAAATCTTCTTCATAGTCATATACCTCTTTATAATAATGTAAGCAGAGCCGAAGCCCTGCGGTGTGAATTGGTCACTTAGCCCTGCGGTTCCTCGGTATGGCTGGTGTCTTCGGTGTCCACAGCTTCTGCTTGCGGCTCATAGACCGCATCGTACCACTTGTTATAGACATCATCAGTGGTGTTGGTGCCGGTCTTTGCCTTGACATAACCGTTTGCCAGAGGGGTTGCCTGCAGGTTCAGGGTATCCGTCTTGACTTCCTTGCTGTCCTCATTGGTCTCACCCTCGATGGACGGACGACTTGCCACACAGTTGTACAGCACATGACGGATGTGGCGCTGGTCGCCATCGAACTCGAACAGGAAGGCGAAATGCTCCAGTTCCACGTTGGCGTTCTCAGCAAGCACACCGTTGCCATCCAGCTCCTCGTGCATGATATCCGTGAGGAAGCTCTCCGGGATCAGTGCGATCTCCAGATCCCCCTCGTAGCCGGAGTTGTTATTCACGACATAGTAGGCGATATTGTCTGCATAGAACGGCTCGATCTCGCCATTGG